GCGACGCCAGACGCTGCGGCCAGACGTGTACCCCGAAGACACCGCCGCCGCCTGACGATCGAACAGACCAAGCCGCCGCGCCTCGCGCGACGCGCCGAACGCAGGAGGGGCCGAATGGACATCTATACCGTCGCCACAATCGCCATCGGCGTCTGGGCCGCGCTCGCGCTCCTGACGGCGCTTGCGGTCGGTCCCGTCTTCGCACGCGGGCAGGCCGGCGGCGAGCCGGGCGAGGACGCGGGCGGTGTTGTGTCCAAGCGGTTTCATGCCGACACGGTGCGCGACACCCGCGCGCCGCGCATCTGAAAGCGGAGGGGAAATTTCCATGAACGACCGTCACGACAAGCTAAAGGCACTGACCCGCCTGGCAATCCGCAAGGCCGGCAACCTCGACGTGGCCTCGGAGGCAACGGGCATTTCGATCGCCGCGCTGTCCAACGCGCAGCGTGGGGAGAATGGCAGCCGTGGAAACTGGCTGAACCTACCGGAAATCGACGCACTGGAGCAGTTCATCGGCGCGCCGGTCATCACTGTCCGGCTGTCCTCGGAGTACACCGAGGGCCACCAGCCGATCCCGCACAACACCGACATTAGCGCGTCCAACCTGCTCACTTTCGCCAACAGCGAAGCTAAAGAAAAGCTGGAGCGCGATCAGGCCGTCGAGCGGTCGCTCCAGGACGGCGAGATCAGCAACGCCGAACTCGACCGGCTCATCAAAGAGCAGGAAGACGTCATCGCGGCCGCGCAGAAGCACCACGACTGGCTTTGTGCTGTGCGGACGGCTCGGCGCCGGCAGTCCGCCAACGTCCAGCCGATGAACCGGCGGGCGAACTGATGGCCGCGCGCAAGACCCGCAAGCTAACCGACGCCCAGGCACGCGCGATCTACCGCAGCGCCTGGAGTTACACGCAGCTGGCCAAGCACTACAAGGTCAGCCAGCCAACGATCGCCGACATCAAAAAACATCGGTCGTACCGGCACATTCACCAGAACACGTCACCGCCGGCTGCGCGGCCAAAGCCGGACCTTGGTGCCCCCGCCCCCTCCCACACCGAGGTCCATGCTGGCGGTGACGTGACTCAATCCGGCGCGGTTTCTCACCTCTCTGCCGCGCCGGATGGCAGAGCCTCCCTGACCTACCCGGCGGGCAAGACGGGCCGACCGCAGCCCGCCGGGGTTTCTTTGAGCGGGACGTGTTCTGCCTGCGGGGGCGCGAGCGAAACGGATCTGTGTGACAGCTGCCAGACTATCACGACGCGACTGCCGGGCTTCGGCGACGGGCCGTTGCCGCACTATGGCATGACTGGGCCGATTGAGCGGTGGCGGCAGGAGGTCGCGCAGCGAAACGTCAGCCGCAACAGGTCGCTCAAGAGCCGGCAAGAAAAGTGCGCGGTGAAGGAACGGGTGTGATGCAAACCGACATCATCTTCGCACCCCTACACGGCTGGCTTGCTTACCTCGCGGCCGGCTGGCGCTTCGCAAACGACATCGCGCAGCCGATGCCTGGGTCGCATGGCGCGTGGTCGGTGTGTCTGGAGCGAGAGGCATGAGTAACGTGGAAGCCGTGAACACAGAAACCGGCGAAATCATTGACGTCAGCACTGCTGCACCAGATGCGCCGGGCACATGGTCGCGGTGCGCGCTGATGCTGCCGAGCGACCTGTCATTTGAACGATGGCAAGAGATCGGCTCCACGCTGCGAGAGATGGAGCGCAGCGTCATGTGGTGGATTGGCGATTGGTTGCGCTTTGGCGAGCAGCGTTGGGGCGAGATGTACGACGCTGCGCAGCGGGTAACGGGGTATAAGTACCAAGCATGTGCCAACGCAAAATGGGTTGCTGAGCAATACAGCGATTTTTCTACGCGCGTAGAAAACCTCAGTTGGACACACCACCGCGACGCCGCTGCCCTTCCACAGCCCGAACGCTCCGAAGTCCTCGCCGAAGCCGAACGCGAGGGCTGGTCCGTCCGCGACCTCAAATCCGAGGTCAGCCGGCGTAAGAACGCCAAGGCCGTCAGTGCACCGCAACCGAGTAGCGCGACATGCACAGTGAACGACCTGCACGCGCTCGCGGAGCAAGGGTACCAATTCGGCACCATCTACGCCGACCCGCCTTGGCAGTACGGCAATCAAGCCACGCGCTCATCTACTGGCAACCACTACAACGGCATGACGCCACAAGAGATTGCGGCGCTGCCAGTGAAGGATCTGGTTGCCGACAACGCTCACCTGCATCTCTGGACCACTAACGCCTTCCTGTTTGAGTGCAAGGAAATCATGGAGGCGTGGGGCTTTGAGTACCGAAGCTGCTTTGTGTGGTGCAAACCGCAGATGGGGATCGGCAATTATTGGCGCGTAAGCCACGAGTTTCTGTTGTTCGGCAAGCGCGGCAGCGCGCCGTTTCGTGACAAGGGGCTCAAAAGTTGGGCCGAGCTAGAGCGCGGACGGCACAGCGCGAAGCCCGAGCGCGTTCGGCAGATGATCGAGCGCGCAAGTCCGGGGCCTTATTTGGAGTTGTTTGCTCGGACAGTCGCGCCTGGTTGGGCGGCTTGGGGCAATCAAATCGAACGAAACCTAATGACACGCGACGTGCCGGAGGTGGCATGACTGGCCGTAAATTTTATTATAATTGCAATACACAAGGATGCTTCAATGAGAAGCATCGCGCCCAGTTATTTGAGTATGATGGTTGTTTCCAGGGAAACAACCAAATGTCTGATGTTGATGGCCAGGTAGAAATAAATGGTTATCTTTTACAGGTAGAGTGGAAAATGCCTAGGAAGGAAATAAGCAAAGGACAACTCCGCACATTTGAAAAAATGTCAAACGGTGTGGGTGGCAACCGTTTTGTAGGAATTGTGGTTGAAGGGCACCCGGCAGTGAATATCGTCTACAGATTCTTCTATGTATCGAACGGTCGCGCATCGCAGTGGTTAGAAGGCGGCGTAGATGCTTTGAAGGATATTAAAACATCATGGAACGATTGGGCTGGAAGACCCAAGACAGAAAAACCGTTCTTTACGTATGAACAGGTTTTTGTGTGATGACCGACCAGCCCGCATCCTACATGGATCAGTTCGGCCGGCGGCTCGTGGAAGCCGGGTATCCGGTGATTCCCATCCGTCCGGGCACAAAGATGCCGGGCAAAATGTCCGGCGACCAGTGGGTTGGCTATCCCAAGTGGCAGCAGCACTGCGAACGCGACACCAAGCCGTTCGAGATCTCCATCTGGCGCAAGTGGCCCGGCTGCGCCGTTGGCATCGCCTGCGGCAAGGTTATCGGCGTCGACATCGATGTCCTGGACCAGCAGACGGCCGACAAGGTTCATCAGCTGGCGACGGACCACCTCGGCCACAGCGACGCCGTACGGATCGGCCGCGCGCCCAAGCGCTTGCTGGTCTACCGGGCCGGCGAGACGATCCAGAGCCGCAAGCTCACCCAGCTCGAGATCCTGTCCAAAGGCCGGCAGTTCGTCGCCTACGGCGTTCACCCGGACACGCAGCGCCCCTACGAGTGGCCCGACGACAACCTGGCCGACATCGACATCGGCCAACTGCCGACCGTGCGGCAGGCGGATGTTGACGCCTTTCTCAACGCCGCATCCGGGCTCGTCGACACCGGCTCAATCCTGTTCGACAGCGGACACAGTGACAGCCAACCGGCATCCGGCGACTTGGTCGGCACCGAGGAAGCCATCGCCGAGGCCGTCGAGTGGATACCCAACGACGACTTCACTCATTGGGAAGACTGGAACACGCTCGGCATGGCGATCTGGGCCGGCACGCAAGGCAGCGACGCCGGCCTGCAGATCTTCGACGCCTGGTCCGCCAAGAGCAGCAAGTACGACCAGAAGACGACTCATAGCCGGTGGCACCATTACGCCAAGAGCCCGCCGACGCGCATCGGCGCCGGCAGCATCTACCAGATCGCCCAGGACCACGGCTGGCAGCCGAGCGCGGGCATTCACCTCAACCCCGCGAAGAAACACGCCGCCGACAACCCGGTCGAGCACAGCCTGACCGACACCACCACGGCAGCCGCCCATGCCGAACCGGCCGCGTCGGGCAACACGGCCGACCTCACCCGCCCCGACGGCCTGCTCGGCCGCATGGTGGACGAGATCACCGCCAGCGCCATCAGTCCACAGCCGTTTCTCGCGGTCGGTGCCGCCTTGTCCGCGGTCGGCGTGCTCGCCGGCCGGCGCTACCAGGCGCCCAGCGGGCTCAGAACGAACCTCTACACAATCGGCATCGCCGACAGCGGCGGCGGCAAAGACCACGCGCGCAAGTGGGTGAAGGAGGCCTTCTTCGCCGCCGGTTTGCACGACTATCTCGGCGGCAACCGGATCGCCAGCGGTCAAGCCATCTTGTCCGCGCTGTACCGGCACCCGGCGATGCTCCTGCAGCTCGACGAGTTCGGGCACTTCCTTAAGACGGTCCTCGGCCCACGCGCACCAGCGCATAAGGCCGAGGCCTGGGCGTCGCTGACGGAGCTCTACACCAGCGCCGACGGCTGGTTCATGGGCACCGAGTACGCCGACCAGAAAGAGAACCAGCGCAAGGACATCGCGCAGCCGTGCCTCGGGGTTCACGCGACGACGGTGCCCGGGCCGCTGTGGAAGGCGCTCGAGAACACGTCCGTGCTCGACGGCAGCTTGGCGCGCTGGCTGATCTTCCGAACCGACAACGACTACCCGGACGCGCGTGTCGACCCGCAGTCGTTGACGATCGACGAAGACACCAAGGCGATGATGCGCCAAGTAGCCGCGGGCGTCGGCGGCGAGCAAGGCAACCTGTCCGGCGTCATGTCGCCGACGGTCGAGCCGGAGCCCTATACGGTGCCCTACGGCGACGGCGCGCGTGACGAGGTGCGTCGGCTCAAGGAGGCCGAGCGCGAGTGGCTGCGCGGCACCGGGCAGCGCCAGCAGGGCGCGTCGGCCGTGATCGCGCGCTATGCCGAGAACACGATCAAGGTGGCGCTGATTCACGCCATCAGCCGCCGGCCCGCCGACCCGGCGATCGCCGTCCAGGATCTGCAGTGGGCCCGGCGGCTGGTCGAATACTGCATCACCTCGCTGCTCGACGAGGCCAGCCGGCACGTCGCGGACAACGAGACCGAGAACCAGCACAAGAAGGTGCTCGAGGTGATCCGCAAGGCCGGACGCAAGGGTCTGACCAAGGCGGAGCTTTGCCGCAAGACCTGGTTCGTGAACCGGCGCCAGCGCGAGGAAATCATGAACAGCCTGCGCGAAAGCGGGAGCGTGCTGGTCGCGCGTGAGCAGAGCAAGACCAAGCCTGTCGAACGGTACTACTTCAACGCGCACGCGGCCGCGAACGGCGACACGGAGGGAGATAGTTGAAGAATTTGAACTTTCTTGAACTTTCTCAGAGGCCCAAACCCCTGACAACGCCGACAAAATTGAGAAAGTTCAAAAAATTCAGAAAGTTCAACACAGACCCACAGAGAGCGGCAGGAGAGAAGTGTGCCCGGCTCACGTTGAACAATTTGAATTATTTGAATTATTTTATTTTATATAGTTATATCAGGGAGTTAGGGGTTAGAGATCGTTCAAGAAAGTTCAAGATAGTTCAAACGGGCGGAGCATCAGTATGACCCGCCCCACCATCACCGACCCCGACAGCTGGTACGAGCCGGCCGACTGGAGCGAGGACGACCTCGCGATGGCCGTCGCCACCCGGCTTCGGCGTCTCGAGCGCGACCACCTCTTCACCTTTGCGCACGACCAGAACGCCGCCCGCAGGAGCCGGACAGGCGGCGCCAAGGCCAAGGCGATGGGGATGCGTCCGGGCGAGCCTGACGTGCGTGTGTACCTGCCGCACAGCCGTATAGGGCACATCGAGTTGAAGGCGCCGAACGGGTCGGTGTCAGACGCCCAACGGCAACGGCACGCCGACCTGCGCGCCCTTGGCCACGACGTGCGCGTACTGAGGGCCGACACCCCTGGCGCCGCAGCGGATCAGGCCGAGGCGATCGTTATGGAGTGGCTGAACAAGGAGGCGATTGATGACGAAGCGTGAAGAGATTGCGCGGGCAATCCTCAGCGTGACGGTGGTGAAAAGTTGGCACGACGCGCCGCAGTCGCAAAGGGACCTAGCGTTGATGGAAGCCGATGCCGCCCTAGCCGCCATGCGGGAGCCGACTGAAGCGATGGTCGATGCGATGGAAAAAGATGCCGGGCACAGCGTGTATCGCTGGCAAGCCGCCATTGACGCCGCCCGCAACGAACAACCGGACGAGGAGGCGGGCGTTGAGCGCAGCAGCTAAGACGAAGGCGCCAACGCGCGAAGCTCTAAAGAAACGCCGCCAGCGAGCGCGGGTTGAGCAACCCGTTGAGCCGACTGACGAGCGCAAGCGCCACGGCAAGGTTGAGTGTCGAGAGACGATCACGGCAGGCGTCGCTCAATGGCAGGACCGCTGGGTGCGTCAGATCGACCGGCTAAACGAGCAAGGCAAAATCACGGACCGGATGCGCGACGCTGGCGAGCGGCTGTATCAGCACTTCCTGGCTTCCAACATCAAGAGTGCGTCCACAGGCGCCTATGACGGGGCAGGAGGCGGCTCTAAGGCGCGCAAGCACGGTAAGCGCCCGACAGAGCCAACGCCGGCCACAGAGCCGTTTGCGGCCTATGTGCGTGCCTTCGAGGTGTTGCCGGCGCAGATAGCCAGCGTCGTCCGCTCGGTGGTGATTGACGATACAACGCCGACGCAAGCGACGAGTAAGGTGCCGTCCAAGGGTTTGGAGCGTTTGCGGGAAGGGCTAGACAAGCTGGCCGATCACTACGGTTTTGAACGTGATAGGATTTGACAAGTTGCGAGAGGGCCGTTATTGTCCCGACTTAGACAATGGGAATGTCCGCCCGGAGGCACCATGAGCGATAAAGACTTGATCGAAGGCGTGCGGGACGTATCGGGTCGCCCGATTGATCGCGAGGCTGTTGGCCTAGTTTGTGGCGACAAAGATCATTTTTGCTCGCCCGGTGGCGGAGGCGGCAGCATTAAGAACATCTAGCCGCGCGGTCACTCGCTGCGGCGGATACGGGTTGGCTAGAGCTTCGCCTTCTATGCGTAGCCCGAGTGGAGCCGCCAGATGCGTTTCCCGGCCAAAACGCGGGAGCATAGAGCGGGGATAGAGACGGCGCTCCCGAGGGCGTAACCAGCATGTTCCAAGCCCTGCCGCGTGATCCCGCTCGCCACACAGTCCGCTCACCGCTCCGGCGGTTGAGCCTGCAAGACCCGGCGCACTAGGGCACACAAGCGGCCCGGCGTTGGGCTGGCCCATGCAGCGGTCCATATCCGTTGCTAGCCTACATGGTAGGTGCGGCCCGCTAGGCACATAGCCCGGCGGGCCGTTTTCATGCGTGAGGTAGGATGAACGTAATCCACATCGAACGCTGCGCCTGCTGCGGCGGCAACATCAACGCCCTGCACCGCCCGTCCTACGTCCAGGACCACGCGGGCCGCTACTACCACAACACGGCGTATTGCCTGCCAGCGGACGCGCGCAGCCGTGCGGAGGCGCTGTGGGGCAACGTGTGGACGTTCACGCCGGGCGATGGGCTGGCAAGCCGCTAATGGCTGAGCGCGTTTACCTGCACGGCCGCATCGACAGCGAAGGCCGGCTGATGCTGTACGACCAGCATGGCCGTGAGCTTGGTGGTGTGGTGTCGGCTGAGTATCGGCTGACCGCTGACGGCATCACCCGCGTCGTGGCTGAAATTGAGTTGGCTGACGGCGACGGCAACCTGTTTAGTTGTGGCCAAGTCACGCTGGGCGATGGGCTGGCAAGCCGATGATCGCAACCGCCGCCATTCTCTACACCCTGGCCGGCGTCCTGATGGTGGAGTACGTTATCCGCGCTGGCTGGCGTCCTAACCCACGCTACAAGACTGCCACCACCTACATCACCGGCTTTATCCTGGTTGCGATCTGGCCTGTCGTCCTGGCCTATGCGGTGCGTGGGGCGGTGCGGGGCTAACTGAGTAAGAACGCGATGGCCAATCAAGGCGGACGCCCTACCAGCTACACACAGGAGATCGCAGACGAGATCACCACGCGCTTAGCGGACGGTGAAAGCCTGCGCCGCATTTGCGCGGACGATCACATGCCCGAAAAGAGCACGGTGTTGCTCTGGGTTGTACGTGATCGAGAGGGGTTTTCGGACCAATATCGCGCGGCGCGTGAGGCTGCCGGCTACAGTCACGGCGATGAAGCGCTTGATCTGCGCTATCGCGTGCTAAGCGGCGAGGTTGATCCGCAGTCCGCCAAGGTGGTGCTAGACGCGCTCAAGTGGGGTGCTGAGCGTATGGCGCCGAAGTCGCATAGCCCGCGCGTCCAGCAAGAACACACCGGCAAGGACGGCGGCCCGATCCAGACCGAGGCCAAGATCGACCCGTCCGGCCTGTCGGACAGCACGCTGGCGGAGCTGATGGCGGCAAGGAAGAGTGACACCTAGCGCGTGTATGGCTGTTGTGGCCAGCGCCAAAAACCCCCGGCTGAGAAACACCAACGGTTGAAATGGCCGCAGCACCTCAGCTAACCGAGGCGGATTGGATCGCGCTTGAGCGGGAGTGGGCGCGCCGGCAGATCATCTATGGCGGTAACGCGCCACAGCAGCGCCTTCTCCGCAGCGAGGCGCGCTACCCGGCCTTGGTTGCTGGTTACGGAACCGGCAAAACGGGCGCGCTAGTCCGCCGTGTGATCTGCCAGAAGCTGCGTCATTGGTCGTGCAATCAGGCGTACTACCTGCCGACTTACGATCTAGTGCGGCAGATCGCGTTTCCAAACTTCACCGCCTTGCTTGGTGAGTGGGGCTTGGACTTCAAGCTCAACCGCAACGACAACGAAATCACGTTCCCGGACGGCTCCGGCAAGATCATCTTCCGCACGATGGACCGGCCCGAGCGGATCGTCGGTTACGAAGTAGCTGACAGCGCGGTTGACGAGCTTGATACACTGAAAGCAGACGACGCGCAGGATGTCTGGAACAAGATCATCGCGCGTAACCGGCAGAAGAAACCCGGCGGCGTGCTGAACACCGTGGCGGTCGGTACGACGCCGGAGCGCTATCGCTTCGTCTATGATCGCTGGGCGCGGCAGCCGCTTGAGGGTTATGAACTAATCCGTGGGTCCACCTACGAAAACCAAACCAACCTGCCGGACGGCTACATTGAAGACTTACAGCGAAACTACCCGGCGCAGCTTTTAGAAGCGTATCTCAACGGCCAGTTCGTCAATCTGACGGCGGGCTCGGTTTATCCCGAGTTTGACCGCAACTTGAACGCCACGACGGAGACGATCCAGCCCGGCGAACTTTTGCACGTCGGCATGGACTTCAACGTCGCCAACATGGCGGCGGTGGTAAACGTCCAACGCAACGGCGAGCCGCGTGCGTTAGACGAGCTGATTGGTTTGCGCGATACACCGCACATGATCGCGGCGCTGAAAGAGCGTTACGCCAACCATCATATTACAGTGTACCCGGACCAGTCCGGCAAGTCGCGTCGATCCATCAACGCCAGCACGTCGGACCTTAGCCTGCTGCAAGAGGCCGGCTTTCGCGTTCACCGCACGGGCGGCAATCCGCTGGTCAAGGATCGCGTGCTGGCCATGAACCAGATGATCCACGCGGACGGTGAGCGCCGCCTGCTGGTCAACACGGACACTTGCCCGAACCTGACCATGAGCCTGGAACAGCAGGCTTACGACAAAAACGGCGAGCCGGATAAGACGAACGGCTGGGATCACGTCGTGGACGCGCAAGGCTACTTCGTACACGCGCGCTACCCGCTCAAGCCGCGCGCTATCACCGCCCATAAGCTGCGTTGGAATTAAATGTCCGTAGCTGATACTCACCGCGAATACGACCGCTATGCACGGACGTGGCAGAAGATGCACGACGTGTCCGGCGGGCAGGAGCGTGTGCAGCAAGCGGGCGAAGCGTATCTGCCGCGGCTGACGGGGCAGAGCTACGAGGAATACGACGCCTATCTGCGCCGGTCGCTATTCTTGAACGCTACCGGGCGCACGATTGACGGTCTGTCCGGCCTGATCTTCCGCAAGCCGCCGCAAATGGACCACCCGTCCAGCATGGACGGCTTTATGGACGACGTGGACTTGCAGGGCAGCCCGTTTCAGGCGTTTGCCGAAAACGTGATTGAAGACGTGCTGACCTACGGTCGGGCCGGGTTGCTGACGGACTTCCCGCAAACGGATGGGGCGCAACGCACGCGGGCGGAAGCCGACGCGATGGGGCAGCGGCCTTACTGGACGCAATACGCGCCGCAAAACATTCTTGACTGGCAGACCACGCAGATGGGCCACCGCACCGTGCTCGGGCAAGTGCGCCTGTGGGAAGAGGTCAGCCAGCCGGTTGACGAGTTCAGCACGGAGGATGTCGAGCAAATCCGTGTGCTGGAGCTTGTAGAGGGCACCTACCAGCAGCGCCTGTTCCGCAAGATCAACAAGGACGAATGGCGGGACGTGACGCAGGAGGTCACCGGGCAGCCGGCCATCGTGCCGAACGTGCGCGGGCGTCCGTTGAACGTGATCCCGTTCGTGTTCCTGGGTCCGCGCGATCTGCTGCCGCACGTCAGCAAGCCGCCGCTGCTGGACCTCGCCAACGTCAACCTGACGCACTATCAGGTTTACGCCGACTATAGACACTTCCTCTACAAGCTGGCGCCGACGCCCTACCTGTTCGGCGTCAACGAGGATGAGGTGCCGACCGGCGTCGGCCCGGACGTGATCTGGATCAGCCAAAACCCGGAGGCGAAGGCGGGCATCCTGCAAGCCGACAGCAGCGGACTTGGCGATTACAAACAGGCGCTAGATGATCTAAAGGCGGACATGGCTGTGCTGGGCGCGCGGATGCTGGCACCCGAAAAACGGCAGGTGGAAGCCGCCGAAACCGCCGCGATCCATCGCATGGGCGAAAACGCCACGCTGTCCAGCATTTCGCAGGCGGTCAGCCTTGGCTTGACACGCGCGTTAGAATGGGCGGCAGAATGGATGGGCGCGAACGGCACGCAGGTGGGCGTTACGCTTAACCGCGACTTCCTGCCGGTACCGATGGATGCGCGCGAAATTGAAGCGCTGCTGAAGACGTGGCAGGCCGGCGGGATGTCCAAGCGCACGCTGTTTGACAACCTTCAGCGCGGGGAGGTGATCGACAGCGAGCGCACTTTTGAAGACGAAGAGGCGGACATTCAGGACGAACAGCCGGCGATGCCGGAGCCTGCGAACGCGGCTGAATAATGGCCCGTCAAGACCCGCGCCTAGACGACGCCACCGATAGTCCGGCTGAGGCTGTGCGCGACCGCGCTATTTCTCATTCTTTATATCTCGAAAGGTATAAAACCCAGGAAGCCAACCGCACCCGCGCCCAGCTACGCCGCGCTGATGACGACCTGCTAGATCAGATTGAGCGCCGGCTGCGCCGGATCGCGGATCGCGGCTTTGACAGCGGGCCGGAGACGACCCGCCGCCTCCAAGAGATGCAGGCCGCCATCGCGGAGATTCTTGATCCCACCTACCGTGAAACGCGCGACGATTTCGCGGAACGCATGGTGGAGTTTGCGCAATCCGAAGCCGAGTGGCAGACGGGCGCGATCAATCAGGCGGTCGGCATCAACGTCGAGATGACGGTGCCTAACGTGGACCTGATGCGCGAAGTGGTCATGCGCCGCCCGTTCCAGGGCCGGTTGCTGCGCGAATGGTACAACGACCTAAACGCCAGTCAGAAAACGCGGCTGCGCGAGGCGGTGCGCCTCGGGATCACCGAGGGTCAGACGACAGACCAGATTATTCGTCGCATCCGGGGCACAAAGGCGCAGAACTTTAGCGACGGCATCCTGGATATTGGGCGCCGGCAAGCTGAGGCGGTGACGCGCACTGCGGTGAACCACGTCAGCAGCAACACGCGCTCGGAGCTGTTCCGGCAGAACAGCAGCGTGGTCAAGGCGTCTCAGTGGGTGGCCACGTTGGACAGCCGCACCACGGCCATCTGCCGCGCGCGTGACGGCAAAACCTATCCCGTGGACGAAGGCCCGCGCCCGCCCGCGCACGTCGGCTGTCGTTCGAGTGTGGCTCCTGTGCTGCACTCTTGGGAGAGCATGGGGATTGACGCGGACGAACTGCCGGAGAGCACGCGCGCCAGCATGGACGGGCAGGTGGCGGAAAGCTTGACCTACAACGACTGGCTGCGCCGACAGGTGAACAAAGGCAACATGGACGTGGTTCGTGAGGCGTTAGGCGAAAAGCGCGCCAAGCTGTTTGCGGCCGGCGGACTGAAGGTTGACCGCTTCGTGGACCGGCGCGGGCGGCAGTTGACGCTCAAGCAGCTACGCGAGCGCGAGCGTGACGCTTTCGAGGCGACGGGTGTGAAAGTCTAACCCGCCTTTTCCCTAGACCACCACGACGGCGCGCGGCACGCTAGCCACCATGCCGCGCAGCCCGTGGAAACCGTGGCCCGTCCACGACAGTCAAAAGAGCACCGCCCAAGGTCGCTGCTATAGCTGCGAGCGGTATCTTGGCGTGCCGAAGGTCTGGCGGCGCTTCGTGCCCGTCCGCCAAGCACAGGACATAGCCGGCGTGGAACTAGAGCCGGGCTGGTATTGCCCGGAGTGCCTACGCCGCGCCAAGCGCACAGACTAACACAGCCGCACACACAGCGGCTTTGTGGCCCGCTTCCGGGTGATCCGGCGGCGGGCTTTTCGTATGCGCCCGTGATGGGCGCGCAACCCGTCCGAACGTGAGGTGAGGACACAATGGCATCCAAGCTGAAACTGAAGGTCGATAGCTCGGACGACATCCCGTCTGGGTTGGAGAGCTTCTACGAGAAGCAGGACGACGGTTCTTTCCGCTTGAACGTGGAAGGCGCCAAGTCTGACGACGACGTGAAGTCGGTCAAAGACGCGCTCGACAAAGAGCGCAAGTCCCGGCGTGACGCCGAAAAGCGGGCCAAGGAAGCTGAGGACAAGCTTTCCGAGTATCCCGACGATCTAAGCCCGGACGACATTGAAAGCCTCCGCGCCAACGGCGGCAATCAGGATGTCCAGGCGAAGATCGAAGAGGCCCGCCAGCGTGAAGCGAAGCGGTGGGAAAAGCAGGTTAACGACCTCAAACAACAGGTCGAAGACGCGACCAGTCGCAACCGCAATCTAACCGTCAAACAAGCGCTGAAGGACGGTTTTGACAGCATCAACGTTTCTCCAAAGCTCCGTGGAATGGCGGAA